CCCTGTGGTAGATGAGCAGTCACAATTCGGCTATTTCTAGCCGAACCGACTTGAACCCTGTGGTGAGTTCGCAGTCACTATACATCGCTACCGTAGTTGGGCGGTTGTGCTGTACCCATTTGCTCATTCATTACAACGCGAGCCTACCAAACCCTTGTATAATAGTTCTTGGTCGACCTGAGGATTATCTTTTTCTAAGAGCCTCATCATTTTTTGCTGTGTGCATCTAAGGATTCACCTGTCGCTTGTTAGCCGCATTTCCTTGCTCACTGGTTGCGATGCTATGTTTGCCTGTTGGAAATTTTAAAGAAATTGTAGTTTGCCTATCGCACTTGTTTATACGAGTTTTCTTTTCAGGTCAATCTTTTTGGCTTTAAATACCACGATGCATTGGACGTACCAAGGAAATGAAATTACCACGATGCCTGAGGAGGTCGTTGGATTCGTGTATCTTATCACTAACACAACCAACGGCAGGATGTACATAGGCAAGAAACTTGCTAGATTCAAAAGAAGTCGTCCACCACTCAAAGGCAGGAAGAACAAGCGTAGGTACAAAGTTGATTCTGACTGGCAGGACTACTACGGATCAAGTGACGATTTGACACTAGATGTAAACAAACTTGGTAAAAACAAATTCACAAGGGAAATACTTTTCTACTGCTATTCTAAGGCGGAACTGTCTTATGTTGAAGCAAGGGAGCAGTTTGCCAGAAAAGTGTTGGAAAGCAACGGTTACTACAATGGTCATATCCGTGTCCGGGTACACGGAAAAGGCATCCTGAAGAAATGATACCTGTAAAAGGTTACACCACTTTTCATCCGTTGAAACACTGCATAGTTGGCCGACCAACCCCCACGCAAGATGCTGATAACAATCTCAAAGACATAATGGCACGCACGGAAGAAGATTTGTCATATTTGATAAAGACATTGGAGAGTTTTGGGGTGCAGTGTCACAGGCCCAACGTAGAGGATGTCACTGTGAGGCCGCCTTTGTCTCCTAGGGATTATTTTATCGTGATAGGCGAAAAACTTTTTGTTGGGAAAGTGATACCGGGATACGAGGATATACTCAAAGAAATAGACCGCAACAATATCGAATGGTATCTGGGCAACGACATATCCAGCGGTAACATGGTTAGGTGTGGCGATCACATACATTGGGATGTCAATAAGCAGGTCTCTAGAGAGGCAGAAATAAAAATGACCAAGTCACTAGAAAGTCATGGGTATAAAATTTATAAAACTAGGTACGGGTGGCACATGGATGGAGTGTACAGCATATTGAAACCTGGAGTTATTGTGGCAACAACCGTTTTGCCCGAACTAGAAGAAATCTATCCAGGATGGAATATTTGTTATGCAGAAAAGTCTGCGTTTGAAAAACCTATCAAACACGAATGGGGAGGCAACTACGAAGAAAGCAATTATGATGTGAACATCTTGTCAATCGACGATGAAAATTGTGTAGTCACTGGATTGAATAAAAAATTGTTTTATTTCCTGGAACAGAATAAAATCAATCCTATTGTTTGTAAGTTCAGAGACAATGCTTTCTGGGACAACGGAATACACTGTGTAACGCAGGACCTGTACAGGGAAGGTACCAAAGAAAATTACTTCGCTTAACAAAAAAACCCCCGACTCGTAAAAGCCGAGGGTTTTAAACTTTAAATGTTAAAGAAAATTACGCCGCTGTTTTAGCCGCATTCTTGACTTCTTGGATCTCTTTTCTTCTTGCTTTGATCAGTTTAGATAATTCTGCTAGGGCCTTCCTGGCTCTTGTTGCAGAGGCTTTTACACCCTTATCTACGAACTTACCATTCTCTTCTGAGTAAGTTTGAATTGCTGTCATGATAGAATCATGTGTTTCATTTGACATATGTTTTTTCTCCTTCTATTGTCGTACGATATAATTAATTAACATATGTTTAATTTAAGCACACAAGATGTGGTTTTGTCAATAGAAAAGTCTCCTTTGATGATAGTTCATGGAATAATGTATCAAGAATATAAACATTTTTTTGGTAATAGTTTTAGTTTACCAGAGTTAGGAAACAAAAATTTTGTAAAGTTGGAGTCTCAGGAAAATTTACCAAGGTCTAGATTAGATTACAATGACGAATTGATGAAGAGGATAAAGGTATTTTTCATGAACGCAAATATTACTCATGCTTTAGAAAACAAGTTCAATACAGAATTAAAATTCTCTTCTGCAGATTTGTGGATAGATCAGAGTGGATATAAATTGAATCCACATACAGATGACAGCAGGATCAAGTTAGCATTGCAGATTTATCTCAGTGACGATAACGAGGGCACTTCACTGTATGACAGTGCTGACAATTTACAATACACATTCCCCTTTAAATTTAATTGTGGGTATTCTCTTTACAATGGCAAGTACAGTTATCATGGAGTAGAAAAAATAACGAACAATGGGAGAACAAGTCTATATGTTAGATATGAATAATTTGCAACTGTCAGACCTAGGTACAAAACTGTCACCCATTAACGATAAACATCTGTCTGGGCTAAAACATTCATGGTACGAGAAATCACAAAAACCTGTGTCGCACCAAGAGTTTGTTGACAAGGCCACAACATGGTTTAAGTCTACTAAAGTAAACAATTTGCAAGGATGGGATAAGTTTCCTTGTGTGGATGTCATAATGGGGTGTACACACTTCATAGAGAGTTTGGCTAGTAAGAATAAATGGAACATCCAGATACTTGAAAAAGAATATGCATACTACACTGTGATGGGTAAAAGACACACAGAGCTTGGACAACTACAGCCCGGCGTACCTCTAGTGGTTTCCCTACCAAATTATTTCTATGGAGAGAGGCCGGAATGGCAAGAAGTATTGAAAGAATGCGAACAGAAAGCAATTGATATCCATATTGATTGTGCCTGGCTTACTGCCGCACAGGGGTTCAAATTTAATTTTGACCATCCCAACATAAAATCTTTTGCTATGAGTATGTCCAAGTACAATTTTAGTTGGAACAGGATAGGTCTCCGTTGGTCCAGACAGCGTACAATGGATTCATGCACACTGATCAGCACACAGAGAAAGTATAACGAGTTGACCACAGCGTGTGGATATTTCATGATGGACAACATACCCAGGGACTACGGTTGGGAAAAATATGGAAAATTAAATCAACAAATTTGTGACAAGCTCGGACTTGACCCTACTATGTGTTTTTATGTGGTCAAGGATAAGAATAACAAATTGTATTCTATAGGAAAAGTACTAGGATCTATTAAACAATAATGTCCACATCGTTGGCATAGTTTGTAAATCCGTTTTCTTTGACTACTTTCAATACAGAGTTTACTCTGCTTACCAATTCGTCTTTGTGAGATATCAGAAATATGTTCTTCTTTTGTGTTCTGCTCATGTCTTTTAAAACAGCCATGGAACTCTCAACTCCCGATATGTCCATGCCTGCGTCCACAAGTTCATCTATGAACAACAAGTTGATCTGTTGATAAAGGCTTTCCCACACATCTCTGAATGCCCAACTTAAACTTAATATCAATCTGTTTCTCTCACCTCTGCTCAAGTTGTCAAAGTCCAGTTCCCTGCCCAGTTCCTCGATACGCACGGTTAGATCCGATTGGAAGGTGACTGTGTGAGGCAGTTTGACTTTGCCCAAGAAGTATGCCAGACGTTGATTCAAGTATGTCAAGTTCTGTTCTATGATCCTGGTCCTTATGAATGAATCTTTCGCAGTCAACAGTTTGTACAGGAACTCCTGATGCCTGTGTAGGTCCTCTAGTTCGTTGGCTTTCTCGTAATCTACTTCCTGTATTGCTGATTTTCTCATTTCTGCAATCTGTTCTGCATATGTGTCTTCTTTCTTCTCTGTCTGTTCCAACTGTCGTATGAGATCCTGTAACGATCCCTTGTGATTGTATGCCTCGTCTATAGTGTCATAGTACGTGTCTGGCACTTGCCCCAGGTCTCCCACCTCGTCAATGCCTTTTTGTATTTCTGCAAGATCGCCTTGTAATTTTGTTACGTATTCTGTTGACTCTGTAAGTTGTGTTTTTAGTTTTCCAACCAAGAGCTCATGCTTGTCGTCGTGCAGTGATTGTTCACATGTGGGACATTTTTGTTGTTTGGTGTATTCTAGATCTGCTTGGGTTTTGGTCACTGTGCTTTCGGCTTTGGTCAACGAATCCTCATGGTACGCTTTCTCTTTCTGCAGACTTCTTAATGCAGTCTGCATCTCAGCGTGTTTCTGTAATTTCTTGTGTTTGGCTATCTCTATCTCACTGTCCACCTTCTCTAATTCAGCAATCGCCTCCTGGAAACTTTTTACATCATCTTGTTTTTGTTTAGTCCATGCGTTTGATCTTATCTGTAGGCTTTCTATAGATTCCTGTATTTTTTCGTTCGAAGTAACCCTGGCATCGATCTTTAACTTTTCTTCGGTCAGCATCTGTTTTGTGGCCTTTTGTTTTTCCTTCAACAGATCTGCTTTCTGTGACAGCAGTGTTATGCCAAGCAACTGTTCGATTATCTCTCTTTGCTCTGCTTGTTTGGTCGACAGGAACGGTTGTGTGTATGTGTTCAAGGCAATTATGTTCTTAAACATGGAGTGTGTCATGCCCATCAACTTGTTGATCTCTACTTGTGTTTCTCTGTTCTCACCTTGTGCCTCGTTGCTCTCTGTTTTTTGTTCTATGTCGTTGGCATAGAATCTGAATATCTGTGGTTTACGCCCTCTCTCGATTGTGTATGTGATACCGTTCTTGATAAACTTGACACCGACCAACATGCCTTTCTCGTTGGTCTTGTTTACGAGATTGTCTCTTCTGATGTTTGTCAGTGCCTCACCAAAGAACACATAACTTAATGCGTTTATGATAGTGGTCTTACCAGTACCATTTCTAGCACCAGCGTCGTCACCACCAAGGTCCATGTTCTCACCGATCACTAACACAAGACTTTTGTTAGAGAAATCTATGGCCTGGGCCTGATTGCCAACGCTCATGAAGTTCTTTACTGTTAGTTCTTTAATCGTTAACATTTTTTTTTCTTCTACGTTTCTTTTTACCTAAATTTTCTATAAATTCATATTCGGCCAGTGGCGTGGATAATGTGTTATCTTCCATCTGTTTCTTCCATCTATTATAACCTTTAAGCCATTCTTCCTGGCTCATCGGTCTTGCGAGGAAATCGGATAGTGATTCCCTTGTCCATGTTGGTTCTTCAAACTCTCCTTTGAGTGCTTTAATCAATTTCTTTTTACTAATTCGTGACATCTAGGTCGTTGTAAATTGCTGTCAATACGTTCTTGTCATAGACTTCTGAGTCAACACCCTGCAACTGCTTCACAACTATTTGGTCCACGCTGTCAAATTTCTGCACTTCTACCAACGGTTGTTGTGCGTTGTCCACCTGCTCCGGTATCAGTTGTAGTTCCCTCAGTTGATACTTGTCTATGAATGTTTCCCTAACGAAGTTTGCTTCTTCGTAACTGATTTTTATATCTAATGTTACCCTCACGTACATCTTGGGTTTTAGGTACTTGTCTGGATCCTCTAACAGTTCCGAGACTTTTATTGTGATGTATCTTGGCATTTCGGGCCAGTTGATATATTTAGGTTCCTGCCCATACTCGATGATCATCATGCCCCTGTCATCATCCCATGCGTCTGCATAGTTGTGTGGGAAAGCGTTGCCCATATAAGTTACATTTTTCATGATCTGTCTCTTGTGGAAGTGTCCTGAGAACACTTTCCCACAACCTACGAAATGATCTGTCTGTATTCCACCAACATCTGGCATCTCCACCATTGCGTTCATTTTGAAGTAAGGCAATTCGAAATGTCCAAACACGTACTTCTGTTTCATTTTTGCAATTTTCTTCCATTCGTCTCCTACAACCCATGGTATTATTGCAACATCGTCTTCCACCAACCATTCATTGACAATGTGTATGTTTGGAATGTTCCTGATGTATTCCATTGAATTAATTTCTCTTTTGTCTCTGTAATACAGATCGTGATTGCCCATTATCACATAAACTTTTTCAAATGCCGCACCCAGTCTCTCCATGTTGGACACTGTGTAGTTCATGGTGGAAACGTTTGTGGCTGATCTGTGGTGATGCCAGTCTCCTAGGAATATGCAAGTCTCACATCCTTCTGCCTTGGCCTGTTCGATGAACCATTTCACGAACTCCTCACAGTCGTCGTTGTGTATGCGACTGTTACCTTTGAGACCAAAGTGTATGTCAGTGAAACAGGCTACCTTCTTAAAAAACATGTGTTACCATTTCTTCTTTACGATTGGTTTATGGTCGGTCATGTCTATCTTGTTCTTAAACTTGACGTCGTCAAAATCCTCAGAATCCAGTTTGCCTTTCTTCTTTAAGGTCTTGTTCAGTTTTGCTAGAGTTGTCTTGTTGACTGCGTGTACATCGCCGTGTGCTGTCTTCATCCTCTTCTGGTATGAAGGCCCTGCAGTCTCGTTCTCGTTTTGTCTTGTGAAACTAGGCATCATGCCGTTGAACTCTAATAGGTCATCCCTGATCGCTTGGTTCTTTTTTTCTATGTTTAATATCCTAGTGAAACTGTTTGTGATCGCCGCCGTGTAGTATGCGAACGGGTTGTCTGATTTAGACTCATCAAATTGTAGTCCAATCTGGCTCAGTTGCATCAACGCCTGTGATTGCATCTCGTCATTGTAAGTGTATCCTCTCCAGTTGGCCCTCGTACCATACCTCTCGCAAAGTTTCATGTACATCATAGCCAGTTGGTTGGTCATTTTGCCATGGCCCACGGAGAAGTGTCCGTTGCTCATCCCACCCACCCAGTGTGATTTGCCCACGCACACCAGTTTGCCTTTCTTGTCGAATCTGTAGTGTTGGAACGGAGGGAAGTTCACCTTGCTGTGATGATCCGCTGTGGTCTTGGGATTCTTCTTTCTCTGGTCATCCATGGGCACGTGATCAAACATCATGACCCTGAAAACGAGATCCATCTTTTCTATCTTCCTGGGACTGACAGTGTAGTCCACTAATTTTATCTTCTTCAATCCCGCCGCCTTGGCCTCTTCCCATGCTTCCTGTGTGAGCCTCTTGGCTTTGGCCTTCCTGGCCTGTGCCACCGCACTGGCGTTGACTTTCTTTAGGTTGGGCACGATCAGATCATACTGCGAGTCCTCGGGTGTGACGTATGAGCAGTAGGTGTTCTTGCTGGCATGTATCTGTAATAGCAGATCTCGGTTGTTTAGGTACTTGACTCTCTTCATAATTTGTTCTCTTTATATTGTGTTGATTCGTGCCGTACGGCGAATTAAGTGTGCCTAGAATAATGCCTATAAATATAGTTAAAGTATACAAAATTTTACAAAGGAAAGCAACCATTAAGATGGCATTCGGAGACATAGGCAAGATAGTCAAAAACGTTGGATCAGGCATATTGAACCGTACCCTGGGCAGGCTCACAGGCGCAGGTATTTCCACGGACTCGAGGATAGTGCAGGCCAGGGCCAAATGGTCCGGACGTTCAGACAAGGCCGACTGGCGTGTCAGACTGCAGATACCTGCAGGTGCTTCCGCGTTACAGAAAGCAATCCTGGGAGACGGAATAAGAGATAATAACGAGCTGTTAGCACCATTGAGGAAAAACGATTTGAACGGCATATTCTGGCCGTTGACTCCGTCCATGACTATACAGCATTCCGCCAACTACAATGCCCTGGCACAGACACACAGCAACTACCCGTTCCAGGCATACCAGAACTCACAGGTTGATTCTATAAACATAATTGGAGAATTTCCTGTGCAGAATAGTGAAGATGCCAAACACTGGGTGGCCACAGTAAATTTCCTAAGGACAATCACTAAAATGTTTTTTGGAAAAGACGATGGAAATAACTTAAAAGGCAATCCACCACCGATCCTGCACCTTTCAGGTTATGGTGACCACATGTACAACAAGGTGCCCGTGGTTGTCAACACCTACAACCTTGAACTGAGGCAGGGCATTGACTACATCTCTACCAAACAAACAAACACACCTTACAAGGAATTAACTGGACCGGATGCAGGCTTTGATCTTAATTCCGGAGAGTCACAGACATGGGCGCCAACACTGTCAAACATATCAGTGCTGGTGACACCGATCTACAGCAGGGAATCAATCAAGAACTTCTCTCTGTCACAATTCGCACGTGGAGAGCTCAACGGCAAGGGCACTGACGAGATAGGATTCATCTAATGGCCAAGTATTCATCAACATCACCTTACTTTGCAACTCCACAGAATGAAGTCAACCTGGAGACATTCGTTCCTAGGACTATCACTGCCGAGGACGATGATCAGAGTTACACCATCGAGAGGACCTACGCATACAGGCCTGACCTGTTGGCCTATGACCTGTACGGCTCACCGAGGCTATGGTGGGTGTTTGCACAGCGTAACCCAGACCAGATAGAAGATCCCATATACGACTTCAAACCAGGAGTGACCATACAGTTGCCCAAGCCCGGCAACGTCAACTCAGACCTAGGAATATAGCATGGCGTCCATCATTAAGGAAGTAAATCCGTTACACCAGGCCGCCAGTTACAACACTATATTCACCCTCAGCGGCATCAGGGAGTCTGAAATACGCGATCACAGTTTCTTGAAGAATGCTCCACACGACATCATAGCACGTTCTGGTGGGATAGGTGAAAACGCAAGAATCAGTAGTGGCGGAGACCCATTCGTGGGCACGGGGGGTGCGAACGCAGATGACAAGATTGTCAGAGACGCATACAAAGATTTCACGGGACGATATCAGGACAGCATAAGCATCTTGAAAAGAAGCCATGACTTGTTCATTGAGAGCGTCAACATAATTTCCACGGTAGGACCTAATGCAGAAAGGAATCTAGCCAACTTCACCAAGATGGAGTTTGAGGTGCACGAGCCCTATGGCATAACTCTCATAGAGAAGGTCAGGGCCGCGACAGCACTCAACGGTTTCCAGGACTACCAGGACGCACCATTATTGTTGACCATAGAATTTAAAGGCTTCGACGAAAACGGACGACCACTTGGATTCAAAAGGACAGGCGGTACCGATGGTATTATCAGGAAGATACCCATACTGATAGCACGTGTTGACTTCGATGTCAACGAGGGTGGTGCCAAGTACCAGGTGGTGGCAGTGCCATACACGGACCTGGGTTTCGATGACAGATTCAAATTCCCAAGGACAAGTTTGATACAAGCAGGGAATAATGCAGGAGCGTGGTGCATTGATGTTGCCGCACAACTTGACGTACAGATGGAGCAGGAGATAGCAGAGAACAAACGTGAATTGAAGGACACCTACATATTCAAGATAGATCCAGAGGTGACAAAAAATGGCGGGCCGTATCAATCAGAGACAGATGCAACAGGAAACACATCCACAGCAGAACAACACAGTCAGATCAGTTACCCCGGTGAGGATGCTAGAGCAATAGCCAAGAATAAGCTCTCGGGATTGGTCACAGGGACACAGTACAAGAGCTCTGCCAAGGCCGACAGTTTCACGGCCCTGACAAAATTTTTCGAGGATGCGGTCAGGCAGTCCTTTGGCTACATCAGCCTGGTACAGAATTTCTGGGTAGGTTACCTGACAAGCCTGGGACACACAGTGACCAAGGACGACACAGACAAGATCCGGAGCATAATCCGTAGCAAGAAATTCCAGGAAGATATAGCCAAGGAGCCGTTCGTTCCGTGGTTCAAGGTAAAACCCTCTGTACAGACTGACACGACTCGATTCGACAACATAACCAAGATGCATCCAAAGACCATAATATACCGTGCCATGCCCTACAAGATACACATCTTGAAACTGATAGGTGCAGGAATGAGTCTAAAAACAGACTGGTCCAAATACGTGCGGAAGGAATACAACTATCTGTACACAGGAGACAACCTTGATGTGCAAGGGTTAAGGATCAACTACAAGACCGCTTACTACATGAGGAATGTTAGGGAAGCCAAGGACACGACCGAAGCCGGCATACTTGATGACATCAAACAGACCATATTAGAAGCATTCGGCAAGGAGAAGGACCCAGAGCCCACACTACCATTGAGACAGTATCCTTCCATAATTAAGGGCAGGAGTACAGTAAGCACGACCAATCCAGAGAACCTAAAAGCACAGGAGTTCTATGACTACCTGACCAATCCAGAAGCGGACATGTTGCGTATCGAATTGGAAATACTGGGAGACCCGGCATACATCTGTCAGGACATATACATGCCGGTGGACGACAAGGAAAAAGACAAAACCCCAACAACAACCGGCGGTGGCACAGGACCATTCAACTTGCAGGACCACAGTTTCAATGCAGATCAGTTCATGACCTGCATAAATCTCAGATACAGATTGCCTGCGGACATAAATGAAAAAGAGGGAACAATGTTTTCCGGCACAGACAAAGTCAGAGACGAGAACCTGTTCTTCAGCGGAGTGTACCAAGTGGTGAAAGTGGACAGCAAGATTGACAACGGACAGTTTACGCAGACGCTGACCTGTGTGAGGATGAACAACCAGACTGGCGAAGGTGCACCTATAAGCCTGGTTAATTCTGCAATAATAGGCACAAACAAATTGGAAGCCCAAATCAAGGAAAACATTGTAAGCAAGGTCAAAGCGAAAGCAAAAGAAGCCGCGGCGAAGTTCGCGGAAGAGAATAAAAATGCGTCACCGTAAGAGGATAAAATAACATATGGCATACACAGATTCAAGGGGATTCACAGACTCACAGGACAACCAGAAGAGTTTCAACGAGAAGTACGTTGACAACGACTCAGGTCCCTATATTGCCACTGTCAAGACCACGGCAGATCCCTTGAGGATGGGACGTCTTGGCGTCAACATAGCCGCACTGACCAACACCACTGATCCCAAGCCATCACAGATCACATGGTGCCAGTACCTGTCACCTTTCTACGGTGTGAAGAGTCTAAGGGCAGTTTCCAAAAGCGATCCATACAGTTTCAAGGACACGCAACAGTCATACGGACTGTGGGCAGTGCCACCAGACATAGACACCACAGTTTTAGTAATATTTGCCAAGGGTGAAAATCAGAACGCGAATGCCTTCTGGATGGGTTGCGTTCAGGATCCCTTGACCAACCAAATGGTACCAGGCAACGGTTCCACGGACAAGACCAGGGTGGCCGCCAACAACACTGATTTCGCACAGAACAAACAAGAATTATATGGCACGGACGTCCTGCCTGCAGGTGAGAAGAATAGGAACATGCTTGACCCAGGCGACACAGTCTCCAGTGCTGACAAATGGAATTATCCTATTAACGACGCATTGGCAGATCAACTGCAGTCGCAGGGTCTTGTGCAAGACACAGTTAGGGGCACCACGACCTCATCTGCACGTAGGGAATCACCAAGTCGAGTATTTGGGTGGAATACCCCAGGGAGACTCAAAGAAGACGGCACGCCAAGAAATATAGGTATAGGCGGATCACCGGAATTAGTTGAAAGAGAAACTGGACACAGTTTCGTCATGGATGACGGCGCAGTAGACGGCACCAATCAACTCACAAGATTGAGGACGGCATCAGGACATCAACTTCTAATGCACGACACAGATGGTGTGGTGTATCTCGCAAACGGTTCAGGAAAAGCATTTATTGAGATGGACAAGGACGGCACGGTCAGTGTGTACGCTGACGGTGGAATCAATCTAAGATCAGGTCAAGACTTCAACCTACACTCTGATACTAACATAAACTTCCACGCCAAGGGCACGATTAATTTCACTTCTGAAAATCACTTGGCCTTGAACGCAGAAGGATATCTTTTTGCAATGGGAGAGAAGGGTGTGTTGAGCAGTTCACAGAAAGGTTCTGTGAGGACGTTTGCAAGAGACGGTATAAGTTCTGACACCGCGGGCAGTCAGTTGCACGGTGCCAGGGGAGGTGACATACACCTAGCGGCATCGGGTAGTGGACGTAGGGGAGGACAGATACATTTCAACTCGATCAGTCCAAGTGATAAATGGGGACCGGGTTGGTTAGAGCCGGACGCAGTTGGCATCAAAGTCACTGGCGGTGGGTTGATAGACGTAGACCCTCGTAAACCATTTAGGGCACCAAAGGCAAGTGGTGTTGATAAGTTTGGAAACACAGTCATGGAGAGAGGTTTACAAGTTAATAAAAAACCAGGTAAGACCACAGTGACTGATTTCGTCACACATGAACCTTATGACAGGCAGAGTAGCACAAATAGGAAGAAAAAACTTGTCAACGAAGCGATTGCACAAATTCAAAAGAATAATCCAGAATTGACAGCGGAGGAAGTGCAACTGATCAAAGAAGAATTAAGCAAACAGCCAACAGTCAAAGCAGTTGCAGACGAGTTGAGCAAGATTGTCAAACTCAACGACAAAATAGAATTGCCTAAGGTTGATTTGGATGGTATCATCAGCAAGGCAAATACCATACAGAATTTGATAGACAATCCCAAACAGACAGCGATCAACTTTGTTTCTGGACTGGTTCAAAGTTATGAAGGCCGTGCGATTGTAAGGCACAATTTGAGGAAGATAGGAAAGTTCTTTGGATTAGGCGGAGGCGGAAGAGACAAGGACGATATAGCATAGAGTAAATATAGTATATGGCATACGGAGATTCAGGATCAGGCAACGGACTATCAAACAAGACAGTGACCTTCAAGGGTTTCAGTTCACGTGCGGACAAGAAGAACTTCAAACTGTACGACTTCGAGGTTGCCAAGCAAGACCTAATCAATAGGTTGAGCATACGTAAGGGTGAGAGGGTGGAGAATCCCGAATTCGGCACCATAATATACGATGCCATATTCGAACCATTCACAGAAGGCCTAAAGGACGCTATAGTGGAGGACATAACTGCAAATCTCAACGCAGATCCACGTATCGCCACGGAGGAGATACTGGTCACGGAAGCGGACAAGGGCATTGCCATACAGGCCACTATCACGTATGTTCCTCTGAATATTACCGAGAAACTGAGATTCAACTTCGATGAGAATTCGTTGTTACGCCTATCTTAATATACGCACATTTCCTAACATATAAATACCATTGTAATTACAATGGCCACAACAGATAGACAGAACAGATTACTAGTAGCGGAAGATTGGAGGAAGATCTACCAGTCCTTCCAACAGGCGGACTTCAAGAGTTACGACTTCGAAACACTGAGAAGGACCATGGTGG